TAGATTTGGAACTGTTGGAAAAATACCAAGCAATTCGTGCTCGTAGCCTGCACAAGATGAACCCTATTCCAGTGTTTAAGAAATAATAGGCCCAGTTTAAAACACAGATAAATTAGTCTGTAGCATTCATTTATCTTAAGGACTATCATGGAAAAAATAGGTTTTATTGGCATTGGCAAGCTGGGCTTGGACTGTGCAGAAGTAATGGCAGAAAAACACGAAGTTTGGGGCTATGACCCTGCTCCACGCACTAGCAAAACTGTAAAGGTAGTTGGCGTAGAAGAACTGGTTCAAAACAGCGAGTGGATTTTTATTGCTGTTCCTACTCCGCATGCTGAAGGCTACGATGGAAGTGTTCCATCCAGCCACATGGAACCACGTGACTTTGGTCACGATGCTGTGCTTGACGCTATCGACAATGTTAACCGTTATGCCAACGGTGTCAGTAAAAAAGTAGTATTAATTTCCACAGTCCTTCCAGGAACCACACGCAAGAAATTTATCACTCGGTTGGATCCTTTGCATCAGTTCTTATACAACCCTTACTTGATTGCCATGGGCTCAGTCAAGTGGGACATGGTCAATCCAGAAATGATCATGATCGGAACCGATGATGGGTCATGGACTGGTGTAGCTGGTGAACTGCGTGCTCTGTATGACACGGTCATGCAGAACAATCCACGCTACGAAATTGGCACTTGGGATGAGTGCGAAGCTATCAAGATTTTCTACAACACATTTATCAGTGCCAAGGTTGGCCTGGTCAACATGATTCAAGACTTTGCTCTCAAGATTGGCAACATCAATGTGGATGTGGTCACCGATGCCTTGGCCAAAAGCACCATGCGTATCATGGGACCCAAGTATATGACTGCCGGCATGGGCGACGCAGGTGCTTGCCATCCACGTGATAACATTGCACTTCGTTGGCTAGCTGAAGAATACGAAATTGGCTACGATCTATTTGATACAGTCATGCATGCTCGTGAGATTCAAGCCAAAAACTTGGCCCTGTTTTTAGTTGATCAGGCTCGTGCAAACAACTTGCCTGTAGTAATTCACGGTAAAGCCTACAAGCCCGATGTGGAATACTGCATTGGCAGTTACTCAACTCTAGTGGGCTTCTATGTCAAAGAAGCCGGCTTACCTGTAGTCTATGTTGATCCACTGGCCGATGACCGAACCGAAGTGGTTGATTCAGTAGATGGTCCTGCGGTGTTCCTATGGGCACACAATCGCAAGATCACTTATGAATACACCGGTGACCAAGCTGATACTCAACCCTACTGCCCAATACAGTCTGGATCTATCATTGTTGATCCATGGCGCAAACTGGTTGACACAGCAGGGGTCAAGGTAGTACACTACGGTAATACAAGACTCTAAGGAACTCTATGGGACTGCTGGATCGTTTTATCAAAAAGAAAAAACCTGAACCCAAGGCCAAGGCCGAACCACGTCCCAAGAAAGTAGAGAAGACCGAAAAAGAACTGGCCACCGAACGAGGCGAACCATATGTGAACATACTCAGCATGGAAGTGGATCCTGAAAACATGCAAAATGGTGCGTTCGAACTGGATTGGAACGACAAGTTTGTGGCCAATCTGGTGCGGGCCGGTTATCAGATGGATCCCAAAGACACTGATGCTGACATTGTGGATCGTTGGTTTACTGCTGTATGTCGCAACGTGGTCCTGGAAACCTATGAGCAGTATGAGGCCATGAATCCTGAACGTGACCGCGTGGTCAAAACTCGCGACATTGGTGACGGTAGATCAGAAGTGTCCTAACACCGCATGAAAAATCTCTGTGTGGTTGGCGATAGTTTTTGTGTGTTTAGACAAGATCAAACCGACTGGCCCAAGCGTCTGTCAACTTTGTTAAATTTGAATCTTATTGGATTTGGTTTGCCAGGAGAAAGTTGGTGGTTCATTAGACAGAATTTTTTAAAAATATTTGATTCAGAAGATTTTGATAATACCGAATTGTTTATTTTTTGTCATACCGAGCCACATCGAATAATTGGAACATTCTCTACCTTACAAAAATTTGAAGACGGACGCAACGATCAAATTCGACGTGCTTATCTTACACAGATAGAAAACAAACAGTTTAATAATTGGGCATGTCAAAACTGGTTTGAAGAATTAAATAGCATGTTAGAAGGAAAAAAAGTTATTCATCTTCAAAATTTTAATACCACTGCTTCCTATTTTGAAGTTCTTGATGGTATTAAACTTGATCGCCCAACACTGTATGAAGCCAGCTTGTCAGAAATAACCGATTCAAAAAAGTTTTTGCGTGATGATCGACGCAATCATTTCAATGATCAGAACAACTTGAATCTAGCTAATTTTTTAGCTGATCTTTACAATCAATATCAAGACCAGTGGCCCACACTTACACAGGAACTAAAATTACAATGATGCTATATGTTAATGGTGACAGTCACACAGCTGCTGCGGAAGCGGTAAATCCGCATGCCTTTGCCGAAGACGACAGCAGTTATTTTTATTTGGGTCGTGCTCCGCATCCAAGCAATCTGGCAGTCAGCTGGGGCAAACTGGTCAGCCTGGCTTTAAAATCTGCTTTTCGCTGTGATGCCGAAAGTGCCAGTTCCAACAGTCGCATCATGCGAACCACCAACCAATGGCTCAGCGGTGCTGGGCACAATCACCCTGACTTACTGATGATTATACAATGGTCGACCTGGGAACGCGAAGAGTGGGTTCACGAAGGAAAATACTATCAGGTGGGTGCCAGCGGTATTGATCAGGTGCCAGTAGCACTAGAAGTGCAATACAAGCAGTTTGTGGCCAATGTTGATTGGCAAGAAAAAACACAACGGGCACATGATGAAATATGGCAATTCCATCAGCAGTTGACCGAACAAGGTATACGACATATTTTCTTCAATGGCAACAACGATTTTAGCCGCATACAAGATCGTCGAGACTGGGGCACCAGTTATATTGGACCTTATGATCCTGCTCAGACCTATGATGCGGTTATTCGTGCCAAAGGAATCGACACGGTCATGCCTGGAAGTTGGCATTTTGGACGAGACGGTCACTCGGTATTTCACCGTTTTATACTAGATTATATTGTAAAAAACAAATTCGTTTGACCTTTGGTGTAGTTTCTGCTATAATTGTAGTATGAAATATGTTCTGATCGATACGGCTAATATGTTCTTTCGTGCTAGGCATGGTGCTTTTCGTGCCGCTGACACGTGGGAGAAAATTGGATTTGCCCTCCATGTAACCTTAATGAGTGCCAACAAGGTGGCTCGCCGCTTTGAGGCCGACCATGTGGTATTTGCGCTAGAAGGTCGAAGTTGGCGCAAGGACATGTATAAGCCCTACAAAAATAATCGTGCTGTGGCCCGTGCTGCCCTAACCGAAGAACAGGCCGAAGAAGACAAGATGTTCTGGGAAACCTATGATAACTTGACTAAATACTTGAGTGAGAGGACCAACTGTAGCGTGATACGGTGTCCGACCGCAGAAGGCGACGATATCATTGCTCGCTGGATCGCACTACACCCCCAAGATGAACATGTAATAATTTCAAGCGACACTGACTTTGTTCAGTTGCTTGCTCCTAACGTAACACAGTATAACGGTATCACCGACGAATTACACACCCTAGAAGGAATCTTCGATGCTAAGGGCAAAGCAGTTATTGATAAAAAAACTAAAGAAGCTAAAACAATCCCTGATCCGCAATGGCTACTGTTCGAAAAGTGTATGCGCGGCGATTCGTCGGACAATGTGTTCTCGGCCTACCCAGGCGTCCGCACTAAGGGCACTAAGAACAAGGTTGGCCTTCAGGAGGCATACGCTGACAGAGAGAAACAAGGCTACAACTGGAACAACATGATGCTACAGCGCTGGACCGATCCTGACGGTGTAGAACATCGTGTGTTGGATGATTATGAACGCAACAGAACCTTGATTGACCTGACAGCACAGCCTGCGGAAATCAAAGCAGTAGTGGATGCTGCCATACGTGAGCAGGTCAGCCACAAGGACATTGGTCAGGTAGGTGTGCGATTCATGCAGTTCTGTGGCAAGTATGAACTCAACAAGTGTAGTGAGTCAGCTGATTCTTTTGGACGCTGGATGAATGAAACCTACAAGGGAGTTCTGGCATGAACGATCGCAGAACACATGTAATCATGGTAGTGGCCTTGATGTTTTTAGGAACTGCCTTGGCCGGCTTGATCTGGGGTATCAACACAGCCATTGGTGTTGATCCTGTGGTCGGGTATGATTGCAGTATTGCAGAGATCAGTCCCGACTATCCTGTGGCAGTAAAAGAAGCATGTAGAAAAAGGAGTCTTAAATGACCTTAGTAGCAAAACCCGTAATAGACAAACAGTTTTGGATCTTACAGAAGGACAATGAAAAGGTCGGCAACATTGAAGCCTGTGCCGGCGGATACCAGGTCAAGATCAACAATCAGGTAGCACAGTTCAAGACCATACGCATGGCGGCTCGCACTGTGAACATTGAATTTGAACCGGCGGCCAAAACTGTTGCAATCAAACACAACACAACTCAGGTGCATGGTTATCCTGTGTCGGGTCGTGTGTATAATCCCATGTGGGACGTGCCACAGCAGTTGCCGGTCTACACCAAGACCAACAAAAGCAAATCGTGGTTTGCGGCCGGCTGGTATAATGTCAAGAAAGGTCGCACCTGGCGCACTGTGCTGGCACCCAAGTTGATTGTGCTACAACGGTATCCTTATCAAGGTCCGTTCTATTCGGAACAGGAAGCTCATGACCATTCATCTAAATAAGTTTGTAGACCGTGTGCGCGGTCATGAAGCACGTGGATCCAAAGACTTTGTCATGCCCATGACCGATGCCAAAGACCTACACGCCGACATTACCCGTTTGTTGCTAGAACTACATGATCTACGCGAGAAACTGGACAACATACCCGCAGAATCAGCTATTACGGTTCAGATTGACGGGGGTTCATTCTAAAAACTCGTATATTTTTAGATAAATAAAATATAGGAGTATAATGAAATGAGTCGCCCAAAACCCAACGTATTGATTGAACATACCAGCAAGGCCACTTACAAGACCGAACAGGTCTTGGCCTCTGAAGGTGTATGGGCTGTGTTCTATGACGACAAGCCAATCAATCTCAAAACAGCCAATCTCTTGGTTCAGTATCCCGGCCCCAAATACAAAAAAGTTTCGTTCTCCAATCCAGGCCATGCCAAGAATCTGGCTCGCAAGCTGAACGCCCAATTCAAGACCGAAAAGTTCAGTGTGGTCCTACTCAAGGCCGGCGAACGCATCTATCCTTGATGTGCGAGACAAACGCAAACTCACAGAAGAACTAATTGCTCTGTTGCCAGACGATCAACGTATCAGTGTGGCCAGTGCCATGCCATCCTGGTGGCACAACATTAGACGCAACGGCGGTATGCGCCTGACTACCTTGGGATATCAAACCTTTGTAGAAGATCTAGAGTTGGAACACTATTCCTATCCCATAGATAATCCTAGAATTTTTAATCAACAGTTTGTGCTGGCCCTGGATAGAAAAATGCAGATGCCATACTATATTCATGCGGCCAAGGGCGTGCCTAAACAGATCATATTTTTTGGTAGCCAAGAAGCCATGATGGCAAACCTATATGGTAACCTACAACAATTTCTTGACAATTATCGGCCCTAGTGTTATAATAAAACTTAGGGCCTTTAGCTCATTCGGTTAGAGCTAGCGACTCATAATCGCTCGGTGGTTGGTTCGAATCCAACAAGGCCCACCAGATACTAAATATTGTTATGGAACAGAATAAAAAACCTGTTGATCAGTATTACTACTCGGATCGAGAGTGGACAAGATTAGGGTGTGGTCCGTTGCCAGAAGAACGTGATCGTGCTAACTTTTTAAA